TATTTTCCTGTTCGTATACCATTACCAAAATCTTCCAGGTACATTCTTACCAAAATCTTTATGTGCTCTACACGCCCAATAACCTGCCTTAGTTTTGTCTTTCTTCTTCTCACATTGGTGTCTCGCAGCAAAACTCTTTCTTGCTTCAGGGTCATTCCATTTAGCAGTCATAACAGGGGAACCGTAACTTACCTTTTTGATTTTACCCGTTTTAGGATTACGGACATAAACATACCACTTCTTAGGACCACCACTCTTAGGGTCATTAAGTTTAACTTTCTTACCCTTATACTCCGCCTCCGATAAACCAAATATTTTTTTAGCCATAGGATTTAAGTCTGATGGTTTAATAAGTTTAGCAGGTATGGTTTCTGATTTAGACCTTAATGCTTTTTGTGCTCTATGGTTCCCATCTAATATCCATAGAATTTTACCATTTTCGTCCACCATAATTAAAATAGGATATTGAGATGAGACATCCACTTGAGAAATTCGTTCAATTTCCTCAGGATTATTATCCCAATTTAGGACAATATCGACCAATTTTTCAGTTGGAAAGTTAATAATTTTAATGTCTTTTGTAAGTTCTAAAATATCTTGAAGAGTAATTCTATCTTCGTCTCTTGACCAAGATGTTTCTGCCCCTTGCTCATTTACCAATGGGAAATCTAACGGTAATCTCTCACCTTCATAGATAAAGAACTTACCCAAATCACTATCCAACAACTCATTGTCCAATTCGTTCTCGTAAAGTCCTTTTTTTCTCAACTTCCTTGCTTCATTAATAACATCAAAGTATTTCGGTGAACCTGTTCTAAACACATTCTCACTCAATGGTATGTTATTATCAATATGGTATTGTAAATCTTCAGAAATAGTTTTTTTCACTTGAATAAATTCCTGTAACACATTCTGAATCAAATTAGGGTCGATAGACTCTTTTTTGTAGTTTTTTACTTTGATACGTGTCGGCTTTTGACCTTTACCTGTCTGAGTATCTTTCTTTTCCTTTTCTCTTTTTCTACGACATGCTGAGTCTTTTTCTGATTGTGACATCTTTCCTGCAACACCAGCTCCTCTACATACAGGGTATCCACCCTCATCGGCATCTTTTCTTCCACAAGGAGGGTGACCCCCACCTTTCTTCTTCTTACATATATTAACCCACGGACCCTTAGGTTGAGATGAACCTTTCTTTTTCTTCTTCTTTCCGAACCAAACCGCTAAATCCTCACTTAAAATGTATTTACTCATAACTTGACAATCGTATACTTTTGATATACATTTAATAAATATTCAGAAATAGATAAACAAAACAATATTTCCAAAAATGGCAAAAACTAAAAAAACCGAAGAAACTAAAGTCACTGAAGAAACAGTAGACCAAGTAACACAAGAAGAAACAACACAAGAAGAAGGTCCTCAACCAATTGGACAGTTGTTTAACACAATCAACTACAACAACATGGATGACCTTAATAGTTTCATCTCTAACATGACCCCTGACCAAGGATTATATATCTTGGTTCAAGCAACACGAGCAGCACAAACAAGAGGTGCTTATGGAATGGAAGAAACTGAAACATTATCAAAAGCAATTAGAACATTGACTAATCCTTCTAGTCAGCCTCAGGAAGCTACTGGCGAACCTGAAGTAAAAACGGAGGAATAATTTTTAGTTTAGTTGGGAATGGGGGGTTTTTACTCCCCATTTTTATGCTCTAAAAAATTTTGCCTAAAAATTACTGACATGGACAAAAAAGAAATGAATTCACGTATAATTGAAATTGAAATGATTATACGTAGAGCTATGGCTAAAGGTCACCATCCTTCTGACGGTGACGAATTTCAACCCCTTAGAGTAGAAAGGGATATTCTAAAAATGATAGTCTCTCAGGACTATAGACCAAAACCGTGGAAATAAAAAAGGGGACCGAATGGTCCCCTTCTTGTATCATATAAGATATTGATTATCTCAATTCTCTTAAGTCGAAAGTTCTAACACCATCAACTGTAATCTTACCGTAGAAACGGTTGTTCACCATCTTCTTAGCGTATCTAGTCATGATACCTTTGATTGGTGTGAAGTTGAATGGGTTATACATTGTAGGTGTCAACTGTAATGGTACGTATGGTGCGTAAACGTAACCTGTATCCAATAAAGAAGAACCTTTGTGACCTAACAATACAGTGTTTGGTGGGAAGTAAGGGTCACGGTAAACTTGATATCTACCTGATAACGTACCTACTCTCTCAATACCCATGTTGTATTGGTCTTGGTCTGGTGCTGCGTTTGATACGTGGAAGTATTCCAAGTCATCAAAGATTGCAGAAATTTCAGAAGAAACTACAATCCAGTTAGCACCACCTCTAAGAGTTGATTTGTGAATTTGAGCTGAGATTTGGTTAATCGCAGTAATCAACGTTTGGTTCCAGTCTTTTTGGTTGTAGTTAACTGAACCGTTAGATACTCTCTTCCATCCGTTGTAGTCCCATCTTAGTGACCATGCTGCACCTTTTCTCAAGTCTCTTAAGATTTCACGGTCGATTTCCGCTGCCACTTGCTCAGACAATAAAGCTGTCAATTCAGCTTCAGCGTCGATGTTGTGGAATGCAGAAACGTCTTGTGCAAGTTCTGGAGACCATTGTGCTCTTAATTTTCTTTCTGTTACAGAAACAGTAACTGCTTCAAGGTCGAAAGATACCTCACCGATTTTATCTTCGAATTCTAAAGTTTCGTATCTTCTCCATGATGCTGTGAATGTAGCACCTGAAGCAACTGTAGTACCTGTGTAACCGTCTAATGACGTAGAGCCGATAGCTGCTGGAGTTGATAGGTCTAACTCTAAGTAGATGATACCGTTAGCATCACAGATGTCGTCATACTTACCACCTGGACCTGAACCTGGGAATGGTGCTGCTACTTCTTCACCATACTGTACGATACCTTTACCATATTTCTGAGTTACTACTCTGAAGTTATAGTAAACATCATCAGTTGTATCAAAGTAAGTTTCCAATGAAGCCAAGAAGTCTTCATTATCCATTTCCTGACCATCAGGACCGATTAATTTACCAGCACCTGCGTTAGAGAAACCTGACAATGCGAACAACAAGCTTCTTACATTAGCAGAAGCGCCACCCAATACGTCATCCAAAGTAGTTGCTACCAATGCACCTGCATCCCATTTAACTGGAACCAATGTGTCAGTCAATGCTGTGTAAGCACCTTTTGAGTAGTCAAACAAACCTGCTGGGTCTGAATTTGGAGTTTCTCCTTCGTAGAAACGGTCGTACAAGTTCTTACCACTACCGTAGTTTGAATCTGAAGTAGATGGACCGTTAGGTGCACCGAATGGTGCTACGTGTGTACCATCAGAGTTTCTGTTTTGGATTTTAGGTACGAAGTAGAACAATTTACCGATTGGTAAGTTCATAGCTTGTACAGATACGATATCGTTAGCCAATAATTTAGAGAATACTCTTCTAACGATAGGAAAGACTACAGTTTCGAATGAACCTGAGTCAGAAGCGTTTGCTGCTTCGTTGATTAAGTGAGACGCTTGGTTTTCGTATAATTGTGCCACGTTTTCTTTCAAGTGACCTTTCAATCCATCCAAGAAACCTAATTTGTCCCATTTGTTGATTGTGTCTTCTTTGATAACTTTCAAGTGCTTAAGACCGATGTTACCAACAAGACCTGATTCTAATAATGCTCCCATTTTTAGTAATTTTTAAGTTTTATTTTATTTTATTATTTTTGACATCAAATCCTTCATTCTCATGAATTGTGGATTCTCATATGTCTTAGATTCGATAAGATTTGCTGATGAACCTTTAGATGGAGTCTTACTTACTTTCTCAGTCATAGATTCTGAGATTGTGTTAGCTTCCTTGCTTTCGAATTCTTCTTTCAAAGTCTTATACAAACCTTTTGATTCTTTCAATGTTTCTACTGAATCGAATCTTCTGAGGATATTGATTTTCTCTTGCTTAGTGGTAGTGTTCTCTGTGAACAAACGTGTAGCGTAAGCCAAGTTAGAATTGAATACTGCAACCTCGTTCAACTTCTCTTTGAAGATGTTAAGTGCCTTACGGTACTCTTCATTCTTTTCTCTAAGTTGTTGTAACTCTTTTTCTGTACCTTCACCCAAACGAGCTTTGTTTGGTACTGAATGAGGTCTTGGTAAACCTTTAGATTTGTCAGAAGACGCTTTCTGTCCAGCAGCGTGACTTCTCACCATACCTTCAACAGCTTCACCTTCAGACTTCTCTTCACGGTCTTTAATGTCATCTTCTAAATCTTCAATATGATATTCATCATTCTTGATATCAGCTTCATTGTCAGACATTTCTTTCATTTCAGATTCAAATGCTCCGTACTTACCGTCTTCTTCCTCGTGACCATCCACATCTTTTCTGTGGTATTCGTCACCTTTGTTCATACCGTACTTACCTTCAGCCATTTCCTCTTCTTTATACTCTTCGTCCATATCGTCTTCTTCAGATACTTCGATTTCGTAAACAACTTCATCCATATCTTCTTCAGATACTTCCTCAGCCATTTCTTCCTCTTTCTCTTCTGATTCCATTTGGATTTTGTATTCAACGTCAGCTTCTTCGTCTTTGAGTACAACATCGTCACCATCTTGAGAGATGATAATTCCGTCTTCTTCACCCATAGCTTTGAAAACCTTTAAGATTTCCTCGTCAGATGCTCCTGTTAAATCAAGAGGTAAAAGAACTTCTTCTTCATCATCAACTTCCAACTCATCACCAGGTAAGTCCATCATCAACATATCTTCTACGTCTTCCATGTCCATCTCCTCGCCTTCGTCTTCCATTTCTGAATCTTCATCAGATTCCATGTCCATATCAATGTCCATTTCCTCTTCTCCGTCTTCCATGTCAAGTTCCATTTCTTGTTCAGCCATTTCTGACCCTTCTTCCATTTTTGAACTTTCTTCCATGTCGACCATTTCAATCTCCTCTTCCTCAGAGAGCGATTCTTTTACTAATTCACTGATTTCTTCCTTCATTGTAGAAGCAAGTATTCCTTTTGCATTTTCCGTTACGGCTTCTTCCAAATTTTTCATTTGAAGTAGTGCCTCTTCAACTAATGATTTTTTAGTTTCGTTCGCCATTTTTTACTTTTTGCGCAAATGTTTATTTATTCGTATACTATAAATATTACGAAAACACAAAAAATATCATTTTTGAAATATTAGGGCACAAAAAAATCGGAAGTCACCCTCCGATTCTTAAATTTTTTGGTTTGGTTTTTGTTATTCGTAAACCTCGTCGATTTTACTTTCAGCACATGCGGTGATTCTCCAATCATGTGGGAAACCCTCGAATTTCTTAGTGACTTTAGATTCAACTTCTGTTACGTTGTATCCTTTTACAAGTTTCTCTTCTCTGATTTTTTTAATCTTTCCTGAATTCTCGTCAGGTAGGTCATACTGAATTTTTGCTACGAAATATTTCTCATCCATGGTTATAAAATTTTTAATTACCTAAATAATCGGATAATCTTCTCATTAAGTCAATAGATGCACCCATTCCACCATCAATTCTTGCTTCAGGTTCAGGTCTTTTTTCCTCTTCTAAGTTTTCTTCGTACTTACCCTTATCGTCCTTATTAAGGAAAAGGTATGCACCTGGAGTAGATGGAGACGATACAAGGTCAAAACAAATAAGTTCAAAATCTTCCTGTACTTCGTTTCTTTCACCCTTCTTAGCTAATGAACCTACACCACGAGAAGATACACCCATAGTAACACCTTGTCTCATTAAGTTTGCGGCTTGGTCACCAGGACACGAAACAACACCACTATCATGGAAACCTGGTGAAGTTAATAATTTTAACTTACCCATTAATGTATTACCTTCCCACCACATATCAGTGATAAGATGTGATACACGGTCCAAATCAATCAATGATGATTCAGGGTGGTTCAACTCAGAAATGGATAAACCTTTATTGATAGCCCCTTGATATCTTTCGGCTTCTCTTCTTAATATTTTTTCAGGGTAGACACGACCGTTTCTGTTTGGTGTATCGAATTTTTGTAATACAGCATAAAACTCAAATGGTTTCGAGTGGTCCAACTGACCATACGATTCTTTGATAACTTCAGCATTACGGCTATCGTGTGGGTTTACATATCCTGCATCCCATTCAATCAATATTCCCTTCCCTGTATCTTGTGGTCCTAAAACTCTCATATGAATAAATCTTTATTATAAATACTTAGAAATGGGGATTATTCTATAATGATGTCCCACTCACTTATTTCTACACCAATATACTTTGTATATTTTTTATTCATCACTTCAGCAACTTTGTTATTGATAACATAACCTAATGGTAAATCTTCTCCTGAATAAACGTCTTTGAGGGCCCAAGTCGATGCGAAACCAGTCACGTCTTGTTCACCATCATAAGTATATAAAATCTTATCAATCATGACCCTGACAGAAATGTCATTATCTTCCATATCACCTTCTAACATTACATTTCTAAAAGTCACTACAGTAAAATCCTCATTTACCGTGAAATCAGACGGGTTAATAATATTGTTAAGGTCATCAATGGCGGTGTTAGCCTCACTGATGACCTTTCTTAATTTTTGTAGTTGTGATTCTGTAATTTTGATTTTCACGAAAAAGGTCTTTAAGATAAATATTCTTTCTTTTTCGTTTTGGTCTTAGACAACGTAAAATAATCTGAAGACATCAATTCATCTGAATAGATTGATTTACATATTTTCTTTACACGGTCCCTCAAAATAATTGATTTGAAATCCATGTGTTCTTTTACAAATAATGTAACCTCTAAATTCATGAAAGATTTTTTACCCATTTGAATACCACTCGTTCTTAAGTCTAAATCTACAATATTATGTGTTTCAAAAATTAATGGGTCAACACACTCTAATAAGTTATGTTTAATGTTGCGATTTAAGTTTCCGTTTATTCTGTTCCAATTGTCACTTTCAACAGTTGGTTCAATCCATGATTGAATTGAAATATAAATTGATTTTAAGTTTTGTGCATCTACAGTTCCATAACTACACTTAGCGTTTTCGAAAATATTTAATTTCGAACTTTTACCTTTTTTCATATATTCTTCATATATCTTCACGTTTATTTGTTGATAAAAGTATAAGAAACTTTTCCTCCTCAGTCAAAATTTGACTTAAAAAAACTATTTATTATAATAGTCAAGTATGATAGTAGTAAAAGTAGATAACAAAAAAGGTGGTATTGAGAGAGCTCTCAAGAATTATAAGTATAAGGTCATAAAGACCAAACAACTTAATAATTTAAGGGATGGAAGATACTACGAGAAAAAAACCACAAAGAGAAGAAAGCAATTACAGAAAGCCAAGTATGTGGAAAAATTAAAGGGTTCAGAAGACTGAACCCTTTTTTTATTATAGACCTGAATGTAATTGTTTGAGTTTGTATAATGAAACTAAATCGTTTTTACTTTCATTAATTTTAGAAATTGTATTATTAACTTTTTCAGTTAATTCTGTATCAGTACTTTCAGTTAAAGTAGATTTAAGTTTACCAATAACTGATTCTTTTAATTCAGTCATTTCTTTAGTAATCTCCTCTTTAGTCATTGATAATAATCCTTTCAATTCCTCTTTCTCTGATTCACTAATATTTTCATATTCTTTGTTGAAAGTATTCGATGCAATTTTCAACATTGTAGACAATGGTAGATTTACTGATTCTTTGATTACGTCTTCAATCTTTGTTTCAGAAAGTGTTCTCTGAATCTTTAATTTTGATTCCACAACTGTCTCCAATTTAGTTAAAGATTTTTCGTAAATAACGTTATCAATATCTACGTAATTATTTTCAACAGATTCATCTAAAAGTTCATTAACCCACTTAGATAATTCTTCAATTTTTTCTTTGTTATTTGTGATGATATCATTTAACTTTTCAAACGACTCATTTACATATACCGAAGCAACTTCTTTAGATAAACCTTTTTGTGAACTTAATTCATCATAAAGGTAATAGGCTTCAGCCAAATTTTTGTCACCTAAGATTCTTTTTTTGAAACCCTGAAGGTTAGACTTAAAAGATTGTTTACCGTAAGTAGAAACTAACGTTCTTTCAATCTTTGATTTTATAGCACCGAACTTATTCATAATTGTTTTATTTATAAATATTACTATTTGAGTAACTGGTTCAACTTTTCTTCCATCTCACCTAATGACTCTCTACCTTTAGATAGGTCAATAGTTTCGTCTTGACCAAATAATGTCATATCTTCTAAGATTAAATCTAAGTCTTTATTTCTAACAAATCTTTCAGGAGCTAATTCAGGTTCACCACCAGTTTCAACTTCACCAGCAGGTTCACCACCTAAGTCTCCTCCTAAGTCTCCACCGAAATCTCCACCTCCTCCGAAGTCTCCACCACCACCGAAGTCGTCTCCTCCACCGAAGTCGTCTCCTCCTTCAGCATCAGCTTCACCTTCAGGTGCTGTACCTTTTTGACCATACAATTTGTCAAGATTGTCAAAGATACCAGTATTGATAATAACTTCTTGAGTTTTCTCCAATTCACCAGCAACCGCTCTTTCAATACGTTGTTGTTGTAAGTCAAGTTTGATTTCCTCATCAGAGAATCCAAGAATATGTTTCTTAGCCCATGATGATGAAACAGGTAAGATACCGTTTCCTGGGTCAGTAGTTGCATCACGATACAATTGAATCTTCTGTTGCCATTGTTCCACCTTCAACAAGTCAGCTTGTGATGATGGGTTAGTTAATGCCAATTGGAAGTTTTGTAATTCATCCTCAAAACCTAAGATATATAAGTGGATGATTGCAATCTTATTCAACTCCTGAATCATAGACCTTTGAATTCTATTGATAGTTCTCGCAAAACGGATATCCTGTAATGCTAAGTTCTTACCTTCACCAGTAACCTCTTCAAAACCTAAGAATGCTTTAGGAACACGAAGTGCCGTCAACAATTTCTTTTGGATGTATTCAATATCCGCAATCTCTGACAAGTTCTGCGCACCTGGTAAAGTATCAATAGGGTTCGGAGCGTTAGGGTCACGAACAGGAATAAAGTAATCTTGGTCTACGGCCATTTGGTTCATACGTAGGTCGACATTACCCGTTGAAGGGTCTGCGACCTGGTCACGTTTGAACTTGTTGGCAACTCGTTGTACATACGGTTCGACATCTTTATCATCCATATTACCCACAAATACTTTGAATACTCTTCTCT